CCATTTTGGAAAGTTTGACACCGTTGAGGATGCTGACAAATACGCGCAGTCCTTGCATGAAGACCACGCAAAAAAGTTTGTCGATAAAATAAATCCCGCCGATGTTAAGTGGGACGTACCCGCCCCTGTCGGTTCATTTGCCGACAACGTCCGTCCTGAGGCCTTTCCTGAGAGCAAGCCGCAAAGTACAATGGCTCTAAGCCAAGGGCAACCAACCCCACAACCTCGCAAATTTGGTGTGACTGACAATATTGCTGGCGCTGTTGCTGAACCTTTGATGCAAATGGGTTCTGGTGCAATAGCGGCCCCTCTATCTAACCTTGCCGGGTTGGGGGCCATTGCTGTTCCAGACGTCAATCCTCAACAGGTGAAGCAGTCTGTTCAGACCGCCCTAACCTACGAGCCGCAAACCCCTGCCGGAAAAGCTGTTTCACAATACAATCCTGTGTCACTCATTGGGCAAGGAGTGAGTGAGGGTGTTGCCGCTCCAGCAAGGAAATATATTCAGGGTGATGCCGATACGACTTCATTGCGAGGAATGGCCGGGAGGGGGGTGGAGGAGGCAATCAACCAAGCCCCCGCAGTATTGGGCGCATCAATTTCTAAAGCTCCAATCTCTTCAGCAAATGAGGCTCTTCTCGCCAAACAAGCAAAATTGAATGCTCCCAAAGATGCCATCAGGGACGCTTCTCAATCCGCAGGGATAATCACACCTATTGAGGGCGACAGCTTGCTTGCCGGAATAGCCGGATTAAATAAATCCAACAAAGCTATAGCCGCAGGGAACGCCGCCGACTTCAGAAGAATAACTGCCGACTCATTGCCTGGTTGGGAAAAGAATGTGCCACTCACCCCGGATGAGTTGGGAAGCTACATAAGCGCTCAGGGCAAAGCGTATCGCGCTGTAGCCGAAGCTGGTGATGACCTATCGCATCAAATCAGCGTTCCTCAAGGCGACAGTAAAATTCTAGCCCCCAACGGGAGGCCAATCCCCTTGCCGCCAAAACTAACGACCAAATCGGGGTTCGCTCTGGATGATGCGTTCAAAGGCTCGATAAAAGAGATGGGCCACGAAATAAGTTCGCAGCTTGAGGAATTGCCACAAACCTTTAAAGCCCTCGGGCCATCCTTGGAGTTGGTTGGTGAATACGCTGGAAAAGATGTAATCAATTCTCGAACCACTATCCAAGCCATCAAAAAACTTAGAAGTGATGCCAATCTTGATTTCAAATCAGATGACACGGTTAGAATAAGCACAGGCTTTACCAGAAAAGCGATAGCTGAACAATTGGACGATCTGGTGGAACGCAATCTTGAGAAGGCCGGTAACAAAGAGTTGCTGGATCAATACAAACAAGCCCGTGTGAATATCAAGAAGGCATACGACATAAAGTCGGCTGTTGATCCTGTTGGTAACGTCGACATACGAAAATTCTATTTGATTTCCAAGAAAAATCCAGGTCTGTTAAAAGACAATTTAAAACTCCTTGCTGACTACGCCGGCACATTCCCGGAAGGCGCTCAGAAAGTTGGGAGCGGTTCGCAACTTATCGGCCCATGGGATTGGTTAATTGCAGGTGGCGCGGTTGCCTCCAAGCATCCTTTGGTTGGTGCAGCTGAGTTGATTGGCCGGGCGGGTGTTCCGCTTGCCGCACAGAAAGGCATGCTGCAAAAGAAAACCCCAAGTTACGCTCCACCGGGAGCAAGAATAATGCCGCCCTTCGTGGGTGAGTCAACCACTGAGGAAGCGACGCGACGATGACCAAAAGACTCCTCATACTCGATGATGGCTCCAACTGCCTCGATATGGTTCTCAGAGCCAGGGCCGCAGGGTGGACTGTCAAATGGTGGGATCGCCCACGCAAAGATGGCTCAGTCAAATTATCCGGCCATGGGCTGGTTGATAAGCTGACGGACTTTGGCGAGGTTCGGGCCAAGTGGTTGGATTGGGCTGATCTGATTTACCTGCCGGACAATATTTATTACGTGCCGATGCTCGAGCCGTATCGTAAACAAGGCTACCCGATCCTAGCCCCCTGTGTGGCTGCCGCTCAGATGGAGATAAATCGGGGAACCGGCCAGAAGTCCATGAGTGACGTTGGTATCAAGGTGATCGATAGTAAAGCGTTCTTTGACTACGACAGCGCCGCGGCATTCGTTAAGAAGAACCCACTCTATTTGGTGAGCAAGCCCTCCGGAGATGCCAGCAAGGCGTTATCCTACGTTGCCTCTGATCCCGCTGATCTGATCTACATGCTCCAGCGGTGGAAGAAAGACCCGATGCTGGTCAAGGCGGCTCGGAAGGACGGCTTCATTCTCCAGGAGCGCAAGTACGGCATTGAGATGGCTGTCGGCGGATGGTTCGGGCCGGGAGGCTGGTCAAAGTATTTTTATGAGAACTGGGAATACAAAAAGCTGATGGCTGATGATCTCGGAGTGAACACCGGGGAAATGGGAACGCTCAGCCGGATCGTCACCAAGAGCAAATTGGCTGAGAAGGTTCTCCTGCCGATCACCCCCACCCTGGAGAAACTTGGTTATTGCGGATACGTTGACAACAATTGCATCATTGACCCTCAGGGCCAGCCGTGGCCCATGGAGTGGACTATGCGCGATGGTTGGCCCACCAGGCACAACATCATGGCCCACGTCAAGAATGACGATCCTATTCAATGGATGCTAGACTTGCTCAATGGTGATGACACCATGGAGTGCATCCCCGGTGAAATATGCGTGTCGGTGGTTGTGGCTCTGCCGGACTTCCCCTATTCCAAGATGACCAACAAAGAGTTATGCGGTATGCCCGTTCGTGGTGCCGAGGGTGATCAGGTGCATTTGTGCGAGGTGATGCTCGGTGAGGCACCCACAATGGTTGGCGACAAGGTTGTAGACCTGCCCGGCATTGTCACTGCTGGAGACTACCCCTGTGTGATCACCGGCACCGGAACCACCATTGCCGCGGCTCGCCGGAATGCTTATGCCGCCGTAAAGAAAGTTAAGATACCCAACTCCCCTTTCTATCGGCCAGACATTGGAGCGGGGCGCATGAAGAGGCAATTGCCTGAGCTGCATAAAATGGGGTATGCCAAGGGGATGGAGTTTTGATACCTGGCAAGGCACTCAAACAAGGGCTTATTTCTGAGGATCGCATTTGTTCGGCCTTGGTTACGTCCAGGGGAGATTTGTTCCTTACAGCCTCATATTTGGACGTATCGCCACGGGAACTTGACTCGTTCTTGAGAACTAATGAACATCTTCAGGCTTTTGCAGCCACCATTGAAGTGGTCAAGAGCAACGCCGAGTATGACAAAATGTCGGCCCAGCAGTTTGAGGACCGCATTGACCTGCTCAACCGCACGTATCGGATCGATGCGGTCAATGCTATTCATGAGCTTGCAACCATGAGTTATGACTCAGCGGCTTTGGCCGAAGTGAAGCTCAAGGCCGCTATCGCCCTACGTGGAAAAGGCGATGACGGCCCTAAGGGTGGTAATCAATCAGAACTTCTCACCGAACTCAACCAACTGTATCATCAGTCCGCCCAGCGCATTCGGACAATACGGGTGGCTCAGATTGAGTATGAGCAGGATTAAAACTTCTTACCGCCATGCTTATACGGACGTGATTTATTAAATTCATGTTTTGCAATAATCGCTTGACCAATTCTATAACCCCTTCTTTGAGAATGATCCAATATGCGAATAATGCAATCTGCAAGTTCGATTTCAACCTGCGAAAACTCAGGGCATTGTTTGTCTTGAGGATTTCCATGACGAAACGCTTCCAATGCTTCAGAAAGCTCAGAATGTTCTAAAGCAATCAGTTCTCCATCGGACCTGTCTTCTTCCCACCAACCATGATCTTGAGCATTTTGATGAACCGCGTGCTGCATGGTTCTAATCATTTCAGTAAAAGTTTTTTCAAATTGACTCATAACTCCTTCCTCACCTGGATTAAATTCATCTGAAACAACAACGAAGGCATTACGGAGAAATAAAAAATCCGTACTTTTTAACTTACTGTAATGATCTTTGTGGCAAATATACATTGGGTAGCGCAATAATCGAGCATCTTTTATCCTATTAAGTATCTCTCTAAGGTCCCCGACTGTCAATTGTTCACACTGAATATTTTCAATATGCTCGTTCCAAGCATCCTGTAATGTATTCATAACTCCTCCAATCGTTTATTTAAGTCTAGGTTTATAGCTTCTATCTATTCTAGCTTCAATTGGCCCTTTCCAAGGCTTCGCGTACCACCTAACAATAAGCACAGGATACACGCTCCGACCATAATGAATAAGTAAAACTCTCATCTCATTATCAGGATCACTTTTGTCAGCATTGTTTAAATATTTAAATCTTGGAAAAATTCTTCTAAAAATGATCCAAGCATCCTGTAATGTATTCATAACTCCTCCAAATAGTCCGGCGCATTATCCACCAGATTTTTCATTTTGTACCAATCCCCACGATGGGCGTTGGCGATAGCATTGACCACATGGGGCTTCCGCGCCTTGAGGTCACATTTGACCACATAAATTACTGGCAGGGCCGTGATGTATCGACCCTTGATGAGAGGAAGCAAATTCCCCTCGATCTTGTTGAAATACAGCAGGCCGTTAGCCGCCTCAACCTCCCGGTACGCCGAAAGCATTGCCGGATCGTCAGGAGGATGATTGAGCCGATATGGGTGCTGGCGAGCATGCTTATACCTGAAATACTTGTTGAGTATTACTTGCAAGTGCGCTTCGTATATGCCGGTGACGGCTCTAATTTCAGCCCCTGTGAAGCATTTGGCCTCCCAGGTAGATGAGGACAAGGCCGCTTGCTCCAATTCATTTGCGCCCTTGGAACGCCCCATGAGACCCATAACCAAAAT